CTGCCATGGCGCCGGCTCGTGCCGCGTATGCCGCTGCCATGGCGTCGGCTTGGGCCGCGTATGACGCTGCCATGGCGCCGGCTCGTGCCGCGTATGCCGCTGCCATGGCGTCGGCTTGGGCGCGCGCATATATCGCAGACGGAAAGGAAAAGTCATGAGCAAACATTCGCCATTTCAGGCGCGGCACTTCGCGGCGCTAGAAACCGTGATGCTGGAAGCATTGCAGCAATTCCCCAATGCGCAAGCCGAGCCTATGCTAACAAACTTCGCATGGCGCTTGGCGGATCATTGTGGTAATGATCGCTACAGCGCCGAGCGCTTCATTCGCAGTGTATGGGCGAAGCGCATGGGGCTGGCGAAGAGCGCGGCGCCGACGCTTCTGGCATCGCTAAACGTTGAACTTGGGTAAAGAAAGGGCAGACCATGAGAGGCGCATTTAAACTGTACCGTGTAGCTAAGCGCGGGCCGCACAAACAGTTGAATGACTTTACGGGATATGACGTTTACGCAAGCGCGGCGTTTAATCCTGAAACCGACGCGGTTACGTGGGGGCGCCTAACGTTTGGCTTCCGAGAAACCGGGCAGCATAAACTAGAGCTAGATCGGGAAGCGATACAGGCTTTGCGGGACCAATGCGACCATTGGCTAAATCGCGGCAAGGTGAAAGCGTAGCGCTAGTGCGGCGGTGATAAATCACAGCCGCACGACGGTGCGCTCCCCGCACCACTTTAGCAGAGAAAGGGTAATTCAATGGTCTCAGATCAGACACTAAACAATCTCGCGGAAATCAGCACTAAATGGCCTGACTTCCCCGAATTGCGGACAGACAGCAACTTGCCGAACATCGGCGCCGGTATCTGCCGCGTGAGGCACGAAAGCGAAGCTGTGCCGTTCGCCCGCGTCAAGACAAGCTCGGGGCGCTGGCCCTTGCTTGTCGAAATTGACGGCAAGTTCATCGGCGCCTATGATCCGACCGGCGCGCTGGCAATCTGCCAAGCCGAATGGCTGAGAAAGGCCGAAACCATGAACCGAACAATCCGCCTGGAAATTCTCATGAACGTCGATAACGACGCTTTCGGCAAACTCACAGCCAAGGCGATCATGCACGACACGCTCGCCGAAGTGCGCTCCAAGATCGGCGAAGGCTACGTTGACGCCGGCATCAAGGACGTGAACGGCAACACGGTCGGAAGCTGGCGCTTGACGGAAACGCCCTAATCTTTCGCAGAGAAAGGGCTTGACAGCCGCAAATCCGTTGCGATATGAGAGTGGCACGGTATCCAGCCGTGTCACTTCAACTCCGAGCGAGGAACATCCCATGAGCGAATTCACCTTTGAGAGCGGCATCGAAATCCCGGCAACTCGGTTCGGTGGGCGCGATGGCGCCGAGCCTGTCGAACGCTATCCCGTGGCCGACATGGAAATCGGACAGTCGTTCGTCATCCCGATCCCGCGCCCCGACGGCATGAGCGACGACGACTACAAAAAGCATGTCAGCAAGACGGCGAAGCTGCTCATCAACCGTGTCAACTCGCAGGGCCGGGCGTACATGCGCACTTGCGCCAAGTATCGCGCCGAGCATGGCCCGGACAGTTGCGAGGCGCCGAAGTTCGTCACGCGCACCATGGGCACCTACCTGACCACGCCGGGCGCTGGCGACGCCGTGGTCCGCGTGTGGAAGATCGAGGATACGGACGGCGACGCGGAGGGCGCCACGGAAGCCGCTCAGGCCCCGGCAGCGCCACAGCCCGCACCGCCGGCCCCTCCGCCGCCCCCGCCGGCAGCGCCTGCCCCTGCGGCTCCGGTAGCGCCGGCACCCGCCCCGAGCGCGCCGAAGCCCGCCGCGCCGAAGCCCGCCGCAAAGAAGCGGTAACTCGTTAGCCGAAAGGGCTTGCACCTGAGAGGGCGCGGGGTTATGCTCCGCGCCCTTTCTCTTTTTCACAAAGGTGCGGCGTCATGGAACTGAGCCTTTTGGATATGTCGGGCGGGCCGGATGCGATCCTGAGCCGCCTTTCATTGCAAGAACATGCCTTGCGCAAGTTGAAGAGAACGCCGACAATCGAACAGGCGGCAAAAGCGGTGCTCGACGCCGCAACCGTAAACGCGAAAACATATTTCTCGGAAGAGATGCTGCCATATCTGCAATCCATTTACGACGAATTCATCGCCATGCACGGCCCCCGCCCAATCGAAGGCACCGAAGAGGAAGCGGAGTGGTCATCCCTTCTCGACGACGAAGTCGAAAAGGTTGTGCAGCCATTCGAGGAATACGTGTCGAAAGATTGGCTTGGCGTCAACACCGTAGACACGCAGCTTTGGGCGGAAGGCGCCATTGAAGGCTTTTGCGGCAGCTTCGGCGCGGAAGTCTTTGCGCAACTGCTGCACCCATATGCCCACGACATGGAGTCGGCTTTTGAGGAAATGGGGCTTACTACCGAAGATATCGAAAAAGTGCGCGACACTTACGCAGTGAAAGGCAGTGACAGCATGGCTACCATGTCGAATGGCGACGGCATCCGCTCTATTACAGATACAGCCAAGGCGATGGTTCGTTCGCTCGGCGCGCTGTACGATCCGATTGCAGTTGCAGACGAATTGAGCCTCGTGTTCGATAACGACGATCTGTTGGCGCGAGGCGCCGCACAACGGCTCGGTATTGATTTCGACGATGACGTTCCGGTGTTGCGCCGGTACCATCGCGAGTTTGGGAAGGACAGCGTAAAACTCGTGCTCGCGGCGCTGGCGCACTGGGCTGCGAACCCGAACGAAGCGGGCGCCTCAGAAGCCCCCACATCGCCGAGCTTGCCTCCCCCGCCCCTGATGGACGCTCCGCCCCTTCCTCCCCCGCCACCGCCCCCGAGCGCGCTTCCCGCGCCGCCTCCCCCGCCGCCCGTCGCCGGAATGCCGTTGCCACCGCCTCCCCCGCCCCCAGGCGCCGCATTCAGTGGCCCATTGCCGCCACCGCCCCCAGGCTATGCGCCATCCGTGGCAACCAAGCCATCGGACAACGCGCCGCCCCCGCCGCCAGCGAAAAGCAACAAGCCGAAGGCTGCCGCCAAGGACAACGTGATGCCCGTGGTTATGGAGCTACTGCGTAACCACGGCGGCACGAGCGAAGGCGATCTAGCCAAGATGATGGGCGTGTCAAAACCGACTGTGCAATCCTATATCGTCGGCTCTGGCAGGTACAAGATGACGCCGGAAGTGCGCGCACAGATGCGCGAGCTTATCGTCCAACACGCTAACGGGCTATTGAAAGCCGTGCAGCTTGTGGATGGCAAAGACGAATTGCTGTCGATACACTGACGGAGGGGAGGGCGGACATGGTTAGGCTCACATCCTCGCTAGACGTTGAGCTATATCGTGTGCTGCAACATATGACACACGGCCATGTGCTCAACGTCGGCCGCGATCTGGCGCGCTGCGGCGGTCCCGGTCTATGCAGCCATTGCGCGCTAGAGCGCGACGTGCTGGCGTTGATCCATGAGTACCAAACGAAAGGCAACTCGTATGGCAAACGAACCGCCGCCCGTGGTACGGTGCCAAGCGTACCGCCAGAATGACGAGATGTTCTGCCCCCGCTGTAACAGGCGATGGACATCTGGCGACAACCATCCGCCTGACTGTCCGGCGCGGATCACGCCTGCCGATCCATTCGTTGCACGAGTATGCAAGGCGTTCGAGATTACGCCGAGCGAGCTAGCGCAAAGGATTGGCGTTAAGCCGAAAGAGCTTGATGCAATCATGGGCTTTACGCGCGCTGATCTGCCGGAGATGATGTACAGCGACGAATTGACGAAGCTGGCGGGATGGGTGGATCGAATGTACGCGGCGTGCCTCGTGGCGCAGAGCGAATTGGCGCACAAGCGCGAGTATGACGCCAGAGAGCGCATGAGGCGACACGCTGAAACGAGGCGAGGCTACCGTGGCTGAATTCCAAGGATACTATGAAGGCACGGTACTGACAGCCGTCGCCCTGGTTTGGGTAGACGGCCATTTGGACGGCGGATTGAGGGATTGGCCGTCACACATTCAAGACGGCATAGGTAAGGCGGTCGAGACGTTCGCACATCTGCACCAAAAGCCAATGGTAGTAGTTGACTCATGGTGCGAGTACGAAGGCATCTCAGAGCGGCACTTTCTGAAAATCTTGATTTCGGAAGTCATCGCTGTCGTAGATGGCCCGCCGCCGGTAATGCACTAGGATGGCTCGTATTCTGGTAGCCTGCGAATTCAGCGGCGTGGTGCGCTCGGCGTTCAGGGCGCTCGGGCACGACGCCTGGTCGTGTGACTTGCTGCCCGCCGAGGATGGCGGCCCGCACTTGCTTGGTGATGTATGCGGCATTCTACATTCGGGATGGGATTTGATGATTGCGCATCCGCCCTGTACGTATCTGAGCAATTCCGGCGTTCGGCATCTACATAGCGTCCCTACTGTTACTGGTAAGTTGCCGGCGATACACGGCAAAGAGCGCTGGCAAGCCATGTGGAACGCTTGCACTTTTTTCCTGACACTTAAAACAGCACAGATAGCAAAGATATGCGTAGAGAACCCTGTACCTCACGGCTATGCGCGCGCCATTATAGGGCCATATACACAGATAATTCAGCCATTCGAGTTCGGGCATGGCGAAAAGAAAAAGACGTGCCTTTGGCTGAGCGGACTTCCGGCATTGATACCGACTGACATTGTAGCCGGTCGAGAGGCTAGAGTGCATCGTGAGGCGCCGGGGCCAGACCGATGGAAGCGCCGGAGTACCACTTACACAGGCGTCGCCGCTGCGATGGCCGATCAATGGGGCTGGTTAGCCTAAAATGCTGGTTCTCGGCATCGATCCCGACTTGCATGGAGCATTGGCGCTGTACGACGGCGCCAAGTGTCTCGGCATATTCGACATGCCGATATGGCATTTGACGGTCGGTAAGACGAAGCGCCCGCGCCTCGATACAGTCGAGAGCGGTAACATAATTCAATTCTGCTATGACTTAGGGGTTGAGTTAGCTGTGCTTGAAGAGGTAAACGGTAGACCTAAGCAAGCTGCAACAGCCAACTTCGTCCAAGGCTATACGCTCGGCGTGATATACGCGCAAGTGACAGGCGCCAAGATACCGTGTGAAGCTGTGCCGCCGACTGTGTGGAAGCGCGTAATGCGGATCAAGGGCAAGCGTGGCGAGAGCGGCGACAAGGACCAGATTGACGAAATCATGGCGCGTGCTGACGAACTGTTTCCAGATGAGCGCCAACGGTTTCGTGGTCCGAGAGGCGGCAAGATGCACGGCAGAGCGGAAGCGTTGTTGCTGGCGAAATTCGGCTGTGAGTATGTAGCTCACAATATCAAACAGATGGAGCCGACTTTAGGAACGAAGAAAGCTCTACTAAGTAAAAGGTGAAACTCGATGGATTTCGGTACGGCTTTGGAGAACTTGAAGGACGGCAACCGAATGCAGCGTGCCGGCTGGAACGGCAAGGGAATGTTTATCTTCCTTGTGCCCGGATCGACCTTCGTGGTCAATCGGCCGCCGCTGCTTGGCATCTACCCCGAGGGCACGGAAATCGAGTATCATGCGCATATCGACATGAAAACGGCGCAAGGCTACGTCGTGCCATGGCTGGCAAGCCAAGCCGATCTGCTTGACGAGGATTGGGAGTTCTACAACGGCGAGTAGAGGCTATCCCGGCGCAAGGTATGCGCCAAAACCCCAAGCGCTTAGAGGAAATCATGGCAGAAACGAACTTCGGCGGCAGTATGTGTGAACACGTTTGGCATTCAAATGCCGAAGGGGATCGCATATGCCGAAGGTGCGGTAGGTCAGAGATTGGTACAGCTACCTTCGGTGAACTTCGGGGCGCGTCGGCCAATCCGATCAACGCGGCGATGAACGTTGAGCCGCCGCAGTCGTCCGAAGCGCGATGGATTGCCAGCGTCCCGAAAGAGATGCTAGAGAAAGAGCTACAAAAGCGGCAAGCACGAGAAGCTATGGACCGCCTGCGAAGGCAGATACAGCAGCGGCGCGACGGCCTGCTAGAGCTAGACCGCATGATCGAAGAGAATTGGTGTCTGATAAACCAGATCATCGATTGATGCCATAGGAGTACGGGCAATGAACTTCAAAGATTTCAGCGTATTCAACCGGCGCCGTTGCGAGGCGCCAAACGGCTTTAACCACAAGCTTAGCGCTTGGTCCCTCTCGGACTGGATGACAGCTTGTGTCGGGGAGCTAGGCGAAGCTGCCAACATCGCCAAAAAGCTTAACCGTGTGCGTGACGGCATTCCTGGCAACAGCGAAACGCCGGGACAACTGCGGCATGCGCTCGCGGATGAAATCGCCGATACGTTCATCTATCTAGACTTGTTGGCGCAATCGCAGAGTATTGACCTTGAAGATGCTATCATCTCCAAGTTTGACCGCACGTCGGAGAAGATTGGCTATAACAGCAAGTTATTCCGGCGGAGTTGATGCCTGAGCTTCTGCCATATCAGGTGTACGGCGCGAACTGGTTGAAAGATCGGTATCGCGCCGGCCTGCATGACGAAATGGGCATCGGCAAGACAGCGACAGTCATTGCCGCCGTCGAGATGAAAGGCGCTCGGCGGGGAATTGTTATCTGCCCCTCCGGGCTACGCGCCAATTGGATCGGCGAGTACCATAAATTCGGTAAGACGGAGCTACGGCTTTGCAAGGCCAGGACGATACACGACTTCGTCGCTTGGTCACGCAATCGATACGACGTGCTGGTTGTAGGGTACGAAATGGCGACGAAGTGGCGAGATGCGTTCAACGATCTAGGTGAATTCTTGGATTTCGTAATCATTGACGAGGCGCATTACTTGAAAAGTCCCGACGCACAAAGGACCAAGGCAATATACGGCGCGGATATGAGTGGGCTCGGCGGGATAGCGCAATGGGGCTTGCACGTCTACATGCTTACAGGCACGCCGATACCAAATGACCCCATAGATATATACTCGTTTTTGCGCTTCGTGAACGCTATGCAGCTTGGTAAAGATGCATTCTTAGATCGCTACTTCTTTTCAAGGGCCGTAACTTTCGGCGCTGTTAATACCACTAAGCTGGAAATGATTGATGAATTGAAAGCATTGATAGAGAACAACGCCCTACGCCGCACGCACGGTGACGTTGGGTTGCAACTGCCGTCCATATTCCTGACAGACAGTTTGGTTGACGGCGACACGGATCAAATACGCAGATGGTTCGCGGAATTCGGCGCCGGCCTAAGCCAAGTGATCGTTGATGCCATTGAGGCAGGCGGACTTAGTTTCCTTGATGCAGATCACATAGCGACACTACGCCGGCTTGTCGGTGTAGCCAAGGCCGTACCGTATGCCCGCATGCTGTACGAAGAGCTATGCTTTACGACTGATAAGCGCGTCGTATATGGCATCCATACGGAAGCGCTGTCCCATGTGCATGAGAGCCTCAACGCTTGGGGTATACAAGCCGTTCTGTTCGTTGGCGCTACGTCGGATTACGAACGCGAGCACGCCGTATATCGGTTTCAGAATGACCCTAAAACGCGGGTGTTCATCGGGAACATACGCGCCGCCGGCACTGGCCACACGCTTACCGCAGCGTGCGAGATAGACGTGATGGAAAGCGATTGGTCGCCGGCTGGTAATGCGCAGGCCATCAAGCGCGTACACCGTATCGGCCAAGAGAAGAAAGTACGCGCTCGGTTCATCACGCTAGCGAATACCATAGATGAGCACGTCAATGCAGTTGTCGCCCGCAAGACAGCGGCGATAGCCCAAATCGAAGGCGTCTACATGCACGCCGCGCCTTCGCTCTTGACCTAGCCTTCTGAGCGTGCATAACTTGTTACCCCTCAATCGAAAGGAAGCGCTTACAATGCAATACGCTATCGTTTTCGCCACTCTTGACGAGTGCCAGCGCGCGGCAGCCGTGCTCACTCAGGCCGGCGCCCTGGCCCCGACCGTCGCGCATGCCATGTCCCCCGCCGCCCCTGCGTTACCTGACGCCTCTGCGGCGCCCGCTGGCGTGCCCATGGCTGCCCCAACGGCTGCCCCCGCCATGGCGATGCCTCCGGCGCCGGCTCCCGGCGCTTCGGCGCCCCCGCCGCCCACCGCTACCGCCGAGCCTGTCAGCCCTGCCGGCGTGTCGCTCACTCACGTCAAGCAGGCGCTGCAACAGTTCGTAGCCAAGTACGGCGCCGACCAAGGCAAAGCGCGTATGGAGCAATACTTGCAAGTGCGCAGCGTGGCGGAAATCACCGTCGATAAGCTGGATTACGCATACAGCCTGTTCAACGTCTAAGCCGGCGGAAGGACAGCAGCGATGGCAGCCCACGCAAAGTACGCGCCGAGCGCTTCGGAACGGTGGATCACGTGCCCCGGTTCGGTGCGTCTTTGCGAGGGTATGCCGGAACGCACGAGCACATGGGCGGCGGCAGGTATTGAGGCGCACGAGCTATTGAAAGTGTGCTTGGAAAACCGATGCTGGCGTGCAGCGGAAGGGTGGGTAAAGCACTTCTATAAAGCCCACGAGCCTATCGACGTTGATGCATGCGACAGCGTGCAAGTGGTGCTTGATTACGTCGCGGAGATAACGGCGCACCCTGACGCGCAGTTGCTTATCGAGCACAGAGTTAAGATACCGTCTCGTAATGCGCCGGATGAAGTGTTCGGCACGCTCGATATAGCAGTCTATGTGCCGTTTATACAAACGTTATTTATTATAGACTTTAAGCACGGAGCCGGCGTGCCTGTAGAGATTGAATACAACACGCAG